ATGGCGGCACGACATATAAAAAGAAATAAAATAGGACATAAATAGTATTATGCCAACATACGTAGGATTTTCATCAATAAACGCAGAGAAGCCCAGAACTGTAAACGAAGTTCCAGGCCTTGACGGCTCCGGCGGCCTAATTAAAAATCCGCTAGTCTATGGTAAAAAGTATAGATTAACTAATGCTGAATTAGTTGTACAAGATTTAGTTAATGCACTTAATATTAGAAAAGGCGAGAAAGTAGGACAACCGAATTATGGTACTACTCTTTGGGACTTTGTATTTGAGCCAAACACACGAGATGTCACACAACAACTTGAAAATGAATTGCAAAGAGTTGTATCACAAGATCCAAGACTCAATGTCAACAGAATACAGGCTTATCCAAGAGAGGGTGGCATCTTAGTAGAGTTAGAATTAGCTGTTACTCCCTTTAATAATGCTGGAGATTTAAACTTATTTTTTGACAATCAGACAAACACAGCCGCAATAGTATAGTAGATATATCTTAAAAATACTCGGTTTTAGAAAAGATAAATATATCTAACAGAGAGAGACTATGGCTACAAGTTCAAGGCAATCAGGATTATTCGGCGTAAACGACTGGAAAGCCATCTACCAAACGTTCCGCGAAGCCGATTTTAGAAGTTACGATTACGAAACACTTCGTAAGAGTATGATTGATTACCTGCGTCTTTATTACCCAGAAACATTCAATGATTATGTAGAAAGTTCAGAGTTTATCGCTTTGCTTGATGTCATGTCTTTCATGGGGCAAGGACTAGCGTTCAGAAACGATCTAAACGCCCGTGAGAACTTTATTGACACTGCTGAACGTAGAGACTCAGTTGTCAAACTTGCTAACTTAGTTAGTTATACTCCAAAAAGAAATACATGTGCAAACGGCTATTTAAAAATTTCTGCAATAAGAACAACAGAAAATTTAACTGATGTCAACGGTCTTAATTTAAGCAATATTCCTATATTGTGGAATGATCCTTCTAACCAAAATTGGTTAGAGCAAATGAATACAATTATCAATGCTACTCTTGTTGATACACAACGTATTGGCAGACCAGCAAACACATCTGATATTTTAAATGTACAGACTAGTGAATATTCTATTAGAATTCCACAAACTAGTTTACCAATCGTTCCTTTTACGTCGGTAATCGACGGACAATCGATGAATTTCGAACTCGTAAGTGCAACATCACTCGACCAAGAATACGTATACGAAATTCCTCCGTCCCCAAGCGGAAAACTTAATTTATTGTATCGAAACGATAGATTAGGCTTTGGCTCTTCGAACACTGGTTACATGTTCTATTTTAAACAAGGAGCGTTAACAAATTACGATTTTTCTTTCCAGCAAAAGATATCAAATCAAGCACTTGATATTGATATTGCTGGTATTAATCAAACTGATACATGGTTATATAAACTCAATGCAGACGGCACGTCAACTCCTTGGAAACAAGTTGAAAACGTATATGCTGACGCATATTTACAAACAGAACAATCAGACAAAGAAATATTCTCTGTAGACTCTAGGTTTAATGATCAAGTCTCGTACACATTTGGTGACGGTGTGTTCTCTAAGATACCAGTTGGTAACTTCAGAGCATATGTAAGATCAAGTAACGCACTGACTTACACTATTAACCCTTCAGAAATGAATGGCATCTCAGTTGCAATCTCGTATATCGGTAGAAGAGGATCAACCGAAACACTTACAATAAACTTGCAATTACCAAACGTTGTTTCAACTGCACAAGCACGAGAGCCAATTTCTGAGATCAAACAAAGAGCACCTACTAGATACTACACACAGAATCGTATGGTGAACGGAGAAGATTACACAAACTTCCCGTATACTCTTTATAACTCTATTATTAAATCGAAAGCAGTTAATAGAAGTTCAATCGGTGTATCTAAGAATTTAGATTTACTCGACCCAACTGGCAAGTATTCAAGTACAAACTCTTTCGGAGATGACGGAGCGTTATATCAGGACAGTACTGATGGGTTCTTATCATTAGTTGTAAGCAACACAAGTGATATCATTCAGTTCTTTACTGATGATTTAGCGTCTGTGTTAGCCTTAAATCGTGCTAATCAATATTACATTCAGAACTACACACGATATGCATATCCAGACACCGGCTCTCCTGTGTTGTATTGGAAGTCTAGTTCAGTTGACTCAGCAAGTCAGAGTGGTTATTTTTATTCACTGACAGGCGCTGTAGAAAACCCAGCACCATTGGGTCCATTTACAACATCAAATGCCAAGTACATAACAACAGGCGCAATTGCAAAATTATCAGCTCCAATTGGTTATTACTTTGATAATAACAATCGCTTAGTAGCAGGCATCCCTACCGGCGGTGAAAAGACTTATATCTGGTCAACAATTTTAAATGTAGTTGGTGATGGTAATAACTCCGGCCAAGGCAAGTTTGCTAATGGCACCGGTCCTGTAACTGTCAATGGCTATGCCCCTGATGGCGTTACACTTACACAAGTTATTCCTGTCTTTGATAATTCATTGTCATCGACTGTTATACAAGAAGCAATTCTTAAAATTGAATTACAACAAGACTTTACATTAATCTTTAACAATTCATTATTGATCACACAAGAACGTTGGTCAATTGGCGCACCTACAGCAACTAATTACTTTGTCAAGTTTACGAGTTTAGGAAACAATCGTTACACAGTAACATATAGGTCACTGACATACTACTTTGGTAGTGTTGCTGATACACGATTTACTTTCAGCAAGAACGAATTAGTATACGATCCGTTTACAGGCAAAATCATACAAGACTTTATTAATATGCTAGGCATCAATACAACATTTGGTGCAAGTACTGCTTTAGGAGCAGACACTAGGGTTAATATCTTAGGACAGACAGTTGAATCTGATGGTTATGTCAATGACTTCCAAGTTGAAGTTGCGGCAACTGATGTTAATAACGGTCAGTTAATTCTGAGTCCAGACTTCTTTAATGACATCACAGGGTATGTTAATAACAGCGCCAATATTGGAGTTTACACATTCTTTCAAACAACAGTTGATCCTATTAACTTAACACGTCAACTAATTGTCCCTAGTTCAGACATTAATTATTCTTATTCAACAAAAACACAAGTTGAAGTTGTAAAGTATGAATTCCCAGTGGGACAACTATTCTATGCATACGCAGATAAAGTCTTTTACAAAACTGTACAAGACCCTACAGTAACAACACCTTTTTATGTACTAACTCCACAACTAGATTACTCAGTTAAAGAAGGAAGACAGGGATTGTCTTTTCAATATAGACACAATGCCAATAACACAACTAGAATTGATCCAGCGACTACAAACATCATTGATTTGTATGTTGTAACTCAAGCATATTATACTGCTTATCAAAATTGGATAAATGACACTACAAATACAGTTGTAAAACCACAGCAACCAACATTAAATGAATTGAATACTGCATACGGCAAAATACAAGATTATAAAATGCTGTCGGATTCTGTTATATTAAATAGTGTTACATTCAAACCGTTGTTCGGAGCGAAAGCAGATGCGTCACTAAGAGCAACTATTAAAGTTATTAAATCGAGCAACACAAATGCAAGTAATAGTGAAATAAGAAGTGCCGTACTTGCGGCAATGGATAGTTATTTTAGTATAAACTTTTGGAATTTTGGAGACACATTCTTCTTTTCTGAGTTAAGTGCATACTTACATGAACAAACACAAGAACTTATATCTTCTGCTGTATTAGTATCTAACGACCCAGAAAAATTATTTGGAGACTTGTACGAAATTAAATGCAGACCATACGAAATTTTTGTCAATGCGGCCACAACAAATGATGTTGTAGTAGTAGCGGCACTAACCCCTGCAACATTGCAGTCATAAGGATTAGATTAAACGAACATGGCAAAAATTAGAACTATTAATTTCTTACCAGAGATATTTAAAACTGATACTAATGCTCAGTTTTTAGGAGCGACACTTGATCAGTTGGTCAACCCTCCGGTTACTGAAAGACTTCAGGGGTATGTTGGTAATAAATTTGGCTATGGGGTAAATGCTAGAGATAACTATGTCATTGAACCTACTAAAGTTCGCACAGATTATCAGTTAGATCCGAGTGTAGTTTTCTTAAAAGAAAACGAGTCAGTTGCAAAAGATTTTATTACATACCCAGGCATATTAGATGCTCTTAAATTACGCAACGGCATTACTACTAACAACGATAGACTTTTTACAAGTGAAATCTATTCATGGGATTCATTTACCGACTTAGATAAACTTATAAATTTTAATCAGTACTACTGGATCCCAACCGGACCGCCAGTGGTCACGGTATCATCAGCAACCGTGTTTTCAACATCTGATTATGTTGTGACAGACACCCCAAATGCATATAACATTAAGGCACTGGGAGCGGCGACAGGATCAAACAACCCGACAATTACGTTGCTACGTGGTGGCAGTTATAGATTTGCAGTTAATCAACCAACTCAGTTTTGGATTCAAGGCGTCCCAGGTACTACTGGACTAGACAGTAACCAAAACACTAGGGAAGTTTTAGGTGTTAGTAATAACGGAGCGTTTCAGGGTTTTGTTAACTTCACCGTCCCAAACAGAAATGCACAAGATCAATACTTGTTTCCAGGCAACAACTTAGTTGATGTTGTCAGTACTACTCTGTTTTCTGAAATCAACGGAAAAACGTTGTCTGAAGTAGGAAACATTGACGGAGTAACATCACTTGAAAATCTTAGTGTTATGTTCTATGCCACTGGAGAACCAAACGAAGTAGGCTTTGTACAGTCATTCTTTGATGAGAGCGGAGCAAACTATGATGTTAACTTAACATCTCCTAATCTTGTTCCAGCAGTAACGTTAGCAATCACAGCAACTACTACTGACGCAGTTGTTACATCTGGTTCAACTGACGATTTAATACTTAACCAAACAGTTACTTTTGCACAACCAAGCGGCGATCCATTATTGGGTGGATTAGATGTCAATACAATTTATTATGTAAAAGAAATTGTTGACAGCATATCATTTAAGATTTCAGACATTTTAAATGGTCCTGCATTAGTAATGACTGCTGATTCAGGCACAATGAACGCAAACGTTAATGAAGGTCTTTTTGAAGACGGTTTCTATTCAAACGTTAATGAAAACTTTTACACAATCACCTACATTGGTGATGCAACTAACCCAACTATTCGTTTAATACCAGCCGGCGTTATTCCAACTGAACAAAAGATTACAGCACAATTTGGTACTGACTACTTAGGCTTAACTTTCTATAGAAATGCCGCAGGCGTTGTTTTAGAAATCCCTTATCTATCAGCAGTACTAGATACATTATACTACCAAGATGGAACAAATCCAAACAAAGTGGGTGTAATAAGACTCATTGATAGTAACCTAACAAACACATTAGATGTTGATACCGATGTCATCGGACAAAAAACATTTACATCAACAAATGGTGTGGCGTTTACTAACGGCTTAAAAGTTCAGTTTCAAGGAGATGTTATACCTAGTAGTTACTTGACAGGTGAATATTACGTTGAAGGCGTAGGCGAGTCAATACAACTTATACCGACCACAGAACTATCGGTCCCAGAAGATTTTACTGGCACCTCGTATATCCCGTACGACACATTGAACTATGCAATTGGCAACTTCGATGTTGAATTGTTTATACCTATTGACGAAGATTACATTACTATTGCAAGAAACGCAATTAATAAGAATGCTTGGTCACGATCTAACAGATGGTTCCACATTGATGTTATCAATGCATCTGCGACTTATAATAACAATCCAACCATTACTACTACATATGCAACTGGTAAGAATAAAGCAAAACGCCCGATCATTGAGTTCTATCCAAATCTCAAACTATTTGATGCTGGCACAGAAGCAAAAAAACCTGTTGACTTTGTTGATACACGCACAACAAATGCATTTAGTCAAGTTGCTAACCAACAACAATATTATCCAGACATTGAATCATACACAACGTACAATGCTACAATAGCGGCGTCTACTGCGGCCACAAGCACGACGATTACGATTGCAACAACTAACATTACTAAGCCGTTCCAAGTCGGACAATATGTTACAGACTCTACAAATCTGTTGCCAAACAACACGCAAATCACTGACATAACTGTCAGTGGAACAAACACTGTTATAACTGTTGAGTTTGTTAGTTCAACTTTTGCAGGCACAACAGTTGCACAAATTGTTGGTAGTGACACAACTGTTAACAATTATCAATTGTTCTCTGGCGCAAGAATTATCTTTACAGCAGACACAAATGCAAATGTTAAAAATACAATTTATGTTGTCGGCTTTTCAAAAATAACCCAATCTTCTAATCTTACGATCACATTATCCGAGTCAGAAGATTCTCCCGTTTTAGTTGATAATCAAACTGTTGCACTTCGAGGTTATTATAATCAAGGCTCTACTTTCTGGTTCGATGGAACTGCATGGGAAGAAGGTCAACAAAAACTAACAGTTAATCAGGCACCATTATTTGATGTCTATGACAAAGACAGCGTGTCGTTCGGAGACGCTACAATTTATCAAGGAACATCATTCTTAGGTAATAAACTTTTTGCATATGGCCGCGGTGTGGGCGTAAACGATTCGGTTTTGGGTTTCCCTGTCAGATACTCTGATCTTGTGAACCAAGGCGATATTAGTTTTGATGTCTCATTAAATGTCGATACATTTACTTATGTAACAGGGACAAGTCCAGTTACGCAACTAATTAATACAGGTTATGTGTACAATTATAATACACGTATCACAAAAACACGTGAATTAGGTTGGCAAACAGCGGTTGCCCCCTCAGTTCAATATCAAATATTTGAACTAGAATATTCAGCAGGGACCACAGCCTCATTCACGTGTGACGTTCAAGTGTTAGCAGACGATCTGGATGTCATAAACAAGTGGCCGTCTGTGCAAGTATACGTAAATAATGTCTACCAACTGCCTACTGAGTACACAGTTACTTCAACGGCTAAAACAACTACGGTTACATTAGAAACTGCACCTATTATTGATACGCCTATACAGATTTTACTATTAAGTAAACAAGTTAGTACAACTGCTTATTATAGCATACCTGTAAATTTAAGCAACAACCCGTTCAACGAGACATTAGGTACAGCGGCCCTAGGTGATATTAGAAGACAGTACCAAGATATTTTTATTAACAATGCTAACACAGCCGGCGTTATGTTTGGTGCTAACAACTACAGAGACTTAGGCAACATGGTGCCATACGGAACAGCGATTATTCAAAATTCCGCATCACTCGTTATGCCAGGTACCTTCTTGCGTAAATCAGAACACAATGTTTTTGATGCGTTACAGTATAACTCTGAACAGTACATCAAATACAAACAACTTATAGTACAGACAGTTAATAACACTGAGTTTGCACAACGGTTTAATCCATCGGTTATATTAGATACTGCATTGGAAGCGATTACTCAATCTAAATCAGACTCGGATTCATTCTTCTGGTCTGATATGTTGCCGTCACAGTCTCCGTATAAGTCAACTACTTACACATTCGCAAATGCTCTAACAGAAGCGATTTATCCGTTAAGTACAATTTATGATTTTTCAAAAGCAAATTATAGCGGAGTCTTAGTTTACTTAACTAGAACAACAGTAGGTAAAACAACAACGACTCAATTAATCACCGGCGTTGATTACACAGTCTCAAGTACTGCTCCATCGTTAACTGTAACAATCGGATTGATTGCTGGAGACATAGTAACGATTAAAGAATACAATCAAACATAT